GCTCCTGTCAAAAACGAAGGTTCTGCCATCGCTTATGACAATGCACAAGAGGCTTTCACGGCTCGCTATAACCACGAGACTATTGCTCTTGGATTCTCGCTGACCGAAGAGGCCATCGAGGACAACCTGTACGACAGCCTGTCTGCTCGTTACACCAAGGCTCTGGCCCGTGCTATGTCCTACACCAAGCAGGTTAAAGCCGCTGCCGTTCTGAACAACGGTTTCGACTCTGCCTATGCTGGTGGCGACGGCGTTCCTCTGTTCTCCAACGCCCACCCCTTGGTTTCTGGTGGTACCAACAGCAACATTCCTACGACCCCCACTGACCTGAACGAGACTTCTCTTGAGAATGCCGTCATTCAGATCGCTGCGTGGACGGACGAGCGTGGCCTGTTGATCGCTGCCAAGCCCAAGAAACTCGTTATTCCGCCTGCTCTCCAGTTCGTGGCTACCCGTCTCCTTGAGACTGAGCTTCGTGTTGGTACGGCTGATAACGATATCAACGCCATCAAGAATAATGGCTCGATCCCTGAAGGGTTCACCATTAACCACTTCTTGACGGACACCAACGCTTGGTTCCTGACGACCGACGTGCCTAACGGCATGAAGCACTTTGTTCGTATCCCGCTCCAGAATTCTATGGACGGCGATTTTGACACAGGCAACGTTCGTTACAAGAGCCGTGAGCGTTATTCGTTCGGCTGGTCTGATCCTCTGGGTATGTACGGTTCCCAGGGTTGATGTAAAAAAGGGGGGTTGCAAAACCCCCCTTTTGTTGTATGCTTTATTAAGTCTAGGATTTTTACTTATACCGACTGACCTAGCAGACTTAGTAGAGACGGTATAAGGATGTGCTACTACACGAAAGGTCTATCATGGCACGCACCACTTTTTCGGGGCCAGTACGCTCTGGCTATAAGGGCGGAGATGCAAGCGCTAACCAACCCCTTACCCCCACGACTATTAATGCAGGTTCCGTGATCCCTGTTGATCAAGGCACCGCAGCTTCTGGTTTCTACTCACGCGTTATGCCGACCGTCGGATTCGGCTCAAGCGATTATCAGTCTCCCGGTGAGGCACTTGCTGTGTTTGGTCGAGTTCAGACCGGCGCACCTTTTGCTACTACTCCTACTACCACTTACAACTACATCGCTGGCGTAGCCGGTGAGTTTGCCGTTATTGGTTCCTATGCTAATAACGCTCTGATGGCTGGTGTGATGGGCATCATCAACACCAACACCCTGTCTGGCGACGCTGCTGTGATGGCGTTCATGGATGGTGATGCTGGTACTACTACCTGCCGTGCCGCTTTTGGTGTGGCGATGGCCCAAACCACTGCCGCTTCTGGTTTTACCTACGGTCTTGATCTGAAGATTCAAGACCCTGTCGCTGATGCTGGCGGTCCTTCAGGCGTTCAAGCCTATAAGACTGCTGAGATCCGTCTGGCTGATGACGCTAACGACGATCCTGTGGTTATCAAGGTCGGTAACTTTGCTGACGGCGCAGCCTCTGGTCTTGGTATCGGTTCTCTTGGAATTAACACTACGACTGGCAAACTGCTTGTGGTTGACTCAAGCGGTGACTGGCAAGAAGTAACTGTCTAATGCTGACTCATAAAGATCCAGAGGTCCAAGCTATGCTTGGGCTTCTGGAGAATCAAAGAGACCATGTCATGGGCATCGTAGCAGCACAGGCCAAGCAAATAATTGAGCTAAAGGCTTTGCTAGAGAAACTGGAGAACCAAGATGGGCATGCAGACTGATGTAAAAAGTACGTACCGAATTAATGATGGCACTATTTTTGGTGCTCCTGCGCGGATTAAAGGAATCTTAATTTCTCCGGCAGCTACTGCGGGTTCTTTGGTACTTAAAGATGGCGGCACAGGTGGAGATGTAGTTTTTCAATCTAGTTGGCCCGCTAGCACTGAACCTTCGCCGTTTAACATTGTTGTTCCGGGTCAAGGTATTCGTTGTGAAACGGACATCTATGCGGATGTGACGGACCTTACCTCTATAACGGTGTTTTATGGCTAAGACCCCCGCATGGCAGCGTAAGGAAGGCAAGTCCGAAAAGGGCGGTTTGAACGCCAAGGGACGAGCTTCCTATAACAAAGCCAATCCGGGCAAGCCTGGGCTTAAAGCACCACAGCCAGAAGGCGGTGCTCGTAAAAAGTCATTCTGTGCAAGGATGACTGGCATGAAGAAAAAGCTGACTTCTGCTAAGACGGCGAAAGACCCAAACTCACGCATCAATAAGAGCCTCCGGGCATGGAAGTGCTAAATGGAGATGATGTTATGGAACGTCGTGCTAAGCGCAATCGTGGGAGTCATGGTGTTCATGCTTAAGGGCAAGTTCGATGAACTTCAGCGGATCAGCATCTTGTTGAATCGCACAAGGGAGGAAGTCGCTCGTGATCACATCACTCGTGCAGAAGTTAGGGCAGATTTGGAAAAAATCCGTGAACACTTTGATTCAGGCTTTGCAAGGCTTGAAACAAAAATTGATGACCTTGTTAAGTCGCAAAGGAGATAAAAATGGCTAACCCATTTCAAGGTGACGATGTAGATCCGTTTTCAGGCGCCCGTGACGAAGAGGGCGAGATCGAGCGGGAGAAGCCTAAAAAATCATTCGGTCAAGCCTTTGCTGAGGCTCGTAAGGCTGGTGAGAAAACGTTCATGTTCAATGGCAAGAAGTACACCACTGAGCTGAAGGGCGAGAAAAAAGACAAGCCTGCTAAAAAGGAAGAGGATAAAGAGTCAACCAAACAAATGGCTGACGACAGCCGTGTGAAAAAGCTGGGTGTGTTTGGCGCTAAAGGCAAAAACCCGCGCCCTGCAAATCCCCCGATGTTCAAGAAGGGTGGCATGGTTTCTTCCGCTTCCAAGCGAGCTGACGGATGTGCTCAGCGTGGCAAGACTAAGGGAAGGATGGTTTAGCTATATGAGCCAGGGTAGAGAAGCCTTTAATAAAATTAGAGAAGTTGCGGGACGAATTGGGCGGACGCGAAAAGCCGTTCAAGATATGCAAGAGCGGATGGCAATCGCCGCCAGAGACGGGTCAGTTTATATGCCGCGCAGAATGGCACAAGCTCCTGCCGCTTCTCCAGAGTATTCGTTTAGAGCTGATGAGTATGTAGCAGCAAAGAAAAAAGGTGGAGTTATTAAGTCTTCCGCCTCTAAACGAGCAGATGGCTGTGCTAAACGTGGTAAAACCAAATGTAAGATGGTCTAACTTTTAATAAAAGGAGTAATGAAATGGCAAACACAAAACGTATGAACAAGCTCGAAGAGATGGGCCGTCTTGACTCTGAGAAGGCTTATACCGCTAAGGGCAAGAAAAACCTCGCCGCTGAGAAGAAGCGCGTCGTTGGTGACATCAAAAAGATGAAATCTGGCGGTGTGGCTGCTTCCAAAATGGGCAAAGTTAAAGTGGGTCATCCCAAGATGGGTTCGGCTTCCAAGCGTGCTGACGGAATTGCTGTTAAAGGCAAGACCCGTGGTATGCAGCCCAAGATGATGAAGTCTGGCGGAGCCTGCTAAATGATGCCGAGCCGGGGTATGGGCGCTATCCGCGCCTCAAAGATGCCGAAAGCCAAAACGCTCCGTCGTAAGGACGGAGATAAGTTCACCCAATATAAAGAGGGTGGCAAGGTTTCACGCGTCAATGAGGCGGGGGTATACACCAAACCCGGTATGCGCAAGTCGCTCTTTGAGAAGATCAAGGCGGGAGGTAAGGGCGGTGCACCTGGGCAGTGGTCCGCAAGGAAAGCTCAGATGCTAGCCCAACAATACAAAAAGTCGGGTGGTGGGTATAAATCGTGATCCGCAAGCCGTCGTATGACCCGTTTACCGACGGGAATGTTTTTAAATGGGTTTTATCTGCTGCCGAGACGTACCGCGAACTAAAGAGGGTTGAGAACGATGCCGTTAAAAAAGCCTCAACAGAGTTTAAAAGACTGGACCGCTCAGAAATGGCGTACCAAAAGTGGTAAACCGTCAACTCAAGGTGCATCTGCAACAGGCGAGAGGTATCTCCCAGAGAAGGCTATCAAGGCTTTGTCACCTTCTGAATACGCAGCAACAACAAGAGCAAAACGAGCAGGAAAAGCAGCAGGTAAGCAGTTCGTTAAACAACCTTCCGGAATTGCTAAAAAGACAGCGAGACATCGATAATGGCTAAAAAATTTCCTGATTTGACGGGTGATGGGGAAGTCACTAAAGCTGACATCCTTAAAGGTCGGGGTGTTCCCGGTGTTAAAAAAGGTGGTTGGATTAAAGACGCCATCAAGAAGCCTGGTGCACTGCGCAAACAACTCGGAGCCAAGCCCGGTAAACCCATCCCAGCCAAAAAACTTGCCGCAGCCGCCAAAGCTCCGGGTAAACTGGGACAACGGGCGCGTTTGGCTCAGACTCTTAAGAAGATGAAATGACCACTTCTGGCACCCAAGTCTTCAACCTCGACCTCAATAATATATTTGAGGAAGCCTTCGAGCGTTGTGGGAAAGAACTTCGTACTGGCTACGAGTTCAGAACTGCACGCCGGAGTCTCAATCTTTTGACGATTGAGTGGGCTAACCGAGGAATCAACCTCTGGACCATCGAGCAGGGCGCGATTCCTTTGGTGACTGGACAGGCTATTTATCCAGTGCCGGTGGATACGATCCAGCTTTTGGATACGGTGATTCGACAGAACAACGCTACTTTGAACCAGTCGGACATCAATATCAGCAATATCGCTGAGCCAACCTATTCTTCGATCCCCAATAAACTGGCCCAAGGTAGGCCGATTCAATATTGGTTCAATCGTCAGACTGGGGATACGAATGCTACAACCGTCACTTTGTCTGCCGATATATTAGCTACAGACACAACAATAACTGTGTCTAATGTTTCGGGGCTAGCTGCCGCTGGGTTCGTGAAAATTGGTAATGAGACGATTAGCTATCCTAACGTAGATATTACGAATAACCAGTTGCTTAACTGTGCACGGGGGCAGAACGGGACTACAGCAGCGGCCCACTTAACGGGGGCTGCGATCTCAGTTCAAAACTTGCCCTGTGTAAATCTTTGGCCTACTCCTAACGCCCCTGGCGATCAGTACACCTTCATTTACTGGAGGATGCGCCGTATGCAAGATGCAGGTAATGGTGTTAACACCCAGGATATTCCGTTTAGGCTTTTACCTTGTCTCGTAGCTGGACTGGCAGCGCACTTGAGTATGAAGCTGCCGGAAATAGATCCTATGCGTATTCAGATGTTAAAAGCTGATTACGAGGAGCATTGGCTGATGGCTTCGTCTGAAGATCGGGAAACAGCTCCGCTTCGGATCGTTCCACGTAACTTGTTCTATGCGGGGTAAGTAATGCCTAATCGGTTTGCCTCGGGTAAGTTTGCGATTGCTGAGTGCGACCGATGTGCTCAGCGGTATATGTTGAAGCAGTTAAAGACACAGACAGTAAAGACTAGGCCATTTAAGATCAAAGTTTGCCCGACTTGTTGGGACCCCGATCAGCCTCAGTTACAGCTTGGTATGTACCCGGTAAATGACCCTCAGGCAGTCCAAGGACCAAGACCGGATGTGAGTTATCAAGTTTCTGGTACGAGTGGATTACAGATTTTAGAAACAAATTCGACAACAAAACTTGGTTTCGGAACACCTGAAGGTGGTAGTAGAATTATCCAATGGGGATGGGCGCCTGTTGGAGGCTCTAGGGCAGATGATGCTGGGCTTACGCCTAACAATTTAGTTCTAGGGATTACCCTAGGTACCGTTACCGTTACAACTGTTTAGGAGTAGAAAAATGTCTCTCAAGAAAGTTAAAAGCGTTGCCAAAACTGAAGCTCGTAAGGCCGTAAAAGGCCATGAGGCTGCTATGCACGGCGCTAAAAAGATGCGTGCCGGTGGAAAGACGAACCTTGACATGAAGAAGTATGGTCGTGGAATGGCTAAGGTTATGAACCAGCGTCAATCTGTAAGGGGTCGATAATGGCTAAGTACAGTAAAAAAGTTATGGGTAAAGAGGTCGGTGATGGCACTTTTTACGCACCTCCTCATACCATGGACGGTAAAGATATGGGTCCCAAACAGGCAATGATGGCTGTTAGCCGTCCTCCTGATCCCAATACTTTGGCTGCTAACCAAATGACTTGCAGTACGGTTGCTGGTCGGGTAAGTGCTGGAGATCCAGGCGCGGATCGAGTCAAAACTTCTGGGATCAAAATGCGCGGGGCTGGAGCCGCTACTAAAGGCACGATGTGCCGGGGACCGATGGCGTAATGAACTACACCACTCTGTTTGAGACGATTAAGGGGTATGTTGAAAACGACTTCCCCAATACCCAGTATGGCGACCCAACAGCCGCCCAGGAAACTTTTACGTCTAAAGAACAGATTGATACGTTTATTCAACAGGCCGAGCAGCGTATTTATAACTCGGTTCAGTTTCCCTCGATCCGAAAGAACGTAACCGGCCCGACGATCCCAAACAATAAGTACCTGTCAGCACCGCAAGACTTTTTGGCGGTTTATTCGTTTGCGGTTATCGATCCAGTCACCGGGGAGTATGAGTACCTGCTCAATAAAGATGTTAACTTTATTAGAGCTGCTTACCCCTCTCCAACAGCCACTGGCAAGCCGTACTATTACGGATTGTTTGGGCCAGCCACAACAAATACAAATCCTCCGGTTATTACAAACGAACTGTCTTTTATTTTCGGGCCTACTCCGGATGCCATATACAACACTGAGCTTCACTATTACTACTACCCTGAGTCTATCGTTACTGCTAATACTACTTGGCTTAGTGATAATTTTGACTCCGTATTACTTTATGGTGCGCTTTTGGAAGCTTATACATATATGAAGGGCGAAGCCGACGTAATTGCTGGATACCAAAAACGCTATGACGAAGCGATGGTTCTTGCTAAACGTCTCGGAGATGGTATGGAACGCACAGACGCATACCGGTCTGGGCAGATAAGAGCACCGGTGATGTAAATGCCGTTTACTGGAAACTACACCACTAACACGTTTAAAGAAGGTCTTTTAAACGGTGATTTTGATTTCGCCACCGATACTCTAAAGATTGCACTTTATACAAACTCGGCTACCCTAGATGCTAATACAACGGCATACACAATAACTGGGGAAGTTTCAGCTACTGGGTATACAGCTGGAGGGGAAACTCTGACTGTTACCCAAGGCATTTCAAATGGCACGGCTTACGTGTCGTTTAGTACGGTGTCGTGGTCTGGGGCCTTTACAGCTAGAGGCGCTTTGATTTATAAGTCCGGGGGTTCTAATCCAGCAATTTGTGTTTTAGACTTTGGATCAGATAAGACATCAACCACGACGTTCACAGTAACGTTCCCAACAGCATCTGCTAATGATGCTTTAATTCGACTTTCTTAAAGGAGTTTATTATGCAACATAAGGCAAAAAGCACCGACAGCGTCGCTGGTTCGGTCACTCAATTTAAAGATTTTAAAGAAGGCGCTCGCGGCGGTGGTACGTTCCACTTCCAGTGCTTTGACAAAGATGGCAATCTGAAGTGGGAAGATTCCGCTAAGAACATCGTGGTCAATGTTGGCCTTCAAGACATGAACACCCAGTACTTCAAGGGTTCTTCCTACACGGCTGCTTGGTATATCGGTCTGGTTCAAGGTCCTGCCTCTGGCAACACTTACGCCGCTGGCGATACGTTGGGTACTCACGCTGGTTGGTCTGAGGACACTAGCTATTCTGGTGGCAACCGTGCTACTGCTACTTTTGGCACCGCAACAACGGCTGATCCTTCGGTGATCGACAACTCTGGTTCTGTGGCTGTGTTCAGCATCACTGGAACGGCGACAATCGCTGGAGCGTTTCTGACCGATGTACAAAGTAACTCAAGCACTTCCGGACTTCTGTTCTCGGTTTCCAACTTTACCGGCGGCGACCGTGCGGTGATTTCTGGTGATACCTTGAATGTGACCTACGAATTTAGTCTCGCTGACGCATAAGGAAATCAAAATGGCTACGCAATTTGCTAAAAATCAAACAGTTCGGGTTAAGACTGTTGTTCCCCAAGGAGCCGTTGAGGCTCTCCGAATGGACGAAGATGGCGTGGTGTACTGCCGTCTGACTTGGACTGATGTCAACGGTAGGTCTCAAACTCGTTGGTTCGCCGAGTCTGAACTCGAAGCAGTATAGGAGTAAATCTTGTTTGGAGTCTCCACCTTTGCAGGTGCACCTTTTGCTTCTCAAGCGGGGACTTCCTATCCTGTAACTGTTTCAGAAGCAGGTGCAGCAAGTGATGTAGTAGCGTCTATAGGCACCTTCGTCGCAACAATTAGTGAAAGCGGCGCCATAGCGGATGTGACAAGTTCAGCAGTTGTCTATGTAGTGGATGTTGCTGAGAGTGGATCCGCTAGTGGTGTGTTTACCGAGACGCTCTCAAGAGTGGGGCTTATACAAGAGATCGTTCAGTTAGTAGCAACCCCAAGCAGTACCATCGCATATCCGCTAATGGTTTCAGTTGCGGCTGAAACAAACGACGTTGTTATAGGTGGTTTGACAGTAGACGTTGAAATAAACGAAGCAGAAACTGCGTCTGATGTAGTAGCGGGTGAGCGTGGAATTTTTGTAAGTACTGAAGAAGCTGCCACAGCAGCGGATGTTGTTGCTGGATCTGGAATTTTAGTAGGTCGTATTATTGAAAATTCTACTGGCGCTGATGTCGTTGCTGGTCTTGGGGAGTTGGTTGGGCGTATTACTGAAGGATCTACGGGCGCGGACGTTGTTACTGGAATCGGAGTTTTAATTGGGCTAATAGCTGAAAATTCTGAGGGCGCTGATACTTTCCTTGGGATAATTGCGGCAGTTGGGAATATTGAAGAAAGTGCAACTGGAGCAGACAGTACTACTGGTTTAATTTTTATTTCGGCTTCTGTTATTGAAGCTGTAGCTGGTGCCGATGTAGTTATTGGGCTTGGCGATTTAGTCGGTGAAATTAATGAAGGCACCGGAATAGCAGAAATAACAACCGGAATTGGGGATCTAGTTGCCGCTATTGCTGAAGGATCAACGGGGGCGGACATTGTACTCCGTAGGCTACAGTGGGAAATTATTGATACGTCGGATGGTGTCAATTGGCAAACCATACCGACTTTGAACTAGGAGTAAAAAATGCCCTTAGTTGTTAAAGATAGAGTTAAAGTAACCAGCACGACTGAAGGCACGGGCACTTTTACCCTGGGGTCTGCGGTTCTTGGTTTCCAAGACTTTTCTGTCATAGGTGACGGAAATACTACGTATTACGCAATTGTTGGAACCGGAAGCAGTGAATGGGAAGTTGGTGTCGGTACCTACACAGCATCTGGGACTACACTTAGCCGGGACGTTATTTTAGAATCAAGCAATTCGGGGAGCGCCGTAAATTTTTCGGCAGGGACAAAAGACGTCTTTGTTACTTATCCAGCGGAAACTTCTGTTACAAACCCCCAAGCGTCTTCATATACTTGGTTTATTTCTTAAGGACAAAAAATGTTAGTACTTGACTCCACCACAAAATCAATAGTTGCTGTGATGTCTGGAGCAGCAGCAACTAATAATCCCGACTTTACTGCTGCGTTTGCTGATAATACAGGCACGTCTTTTACCGAAAGTGCGAACGATGGCGCATTAAACGGCACAAGCCCTGTAACTATTGTTGCGGCCCCTGCGTCAGGTGCTAAACGAGTTATTAAGTCAATCACTATTGAAAACCGAGACACCGCCGACATTACTTTTACACTGAGCTACGATAACAACTCGACTCTTCGCACGATCGCTAATGTCACTCTTAATGTTGGTTATACATGGACCACTAACGGGACATTTGACCAGTTTGGTAGCTTGACTCAGTCGTTTGGAATCGTTGATCTTGATTCGCAGGTTTCTGGTGTTTTGACTGTTCCAAATGGAGGAACAGGGGTAGCTACTTTGACGGGCGTCGTTAAGGCTAGTGGAACAAGTGCTTTTACGGCGGGTAATGTTAACCTTGCTACTGAAGTTACCGGTACTCTTCCAATTGCTAATGGGGGTACAGGTAGTACTTCCACTACTTTCGTAGACCTAGCTACAAATGTGACTGGTACTTTGCCTGCCGCAAACGGCGGGACTGGAGTTACTTCGTTAGGTACCGGCGTGGCAACCGCGTTGGGGCAAAACGTAACAGGCACTGGGGGTATCGCGCTTGACACGTCGCCAAACTTCACAACCCCTGTTTTAGGTACGCCTACTTCGGGAACGCTGTCTAACTGTACAGTTGATGGTACCGACGCCGTTGGGTTTAGAAATACCCCAGTCAATTCTCAATCGACCTCGTATACATTTGTTGCGGCAGATGCTGGTAAAACTATTCTTCACCCAACTACAGATAACAACGCACGTACCTTTACCATTCCGTCAAACGCAAGCGTACCTTTCCCTGTTGGTACCGTCATAAGTGTCGTGAACCTCGTAAATACAATAACTATCGCTATTACCAGTGATACTCTGTATTTGGCAGGTGCTGGAACAACAGGCAGTAGGTCACTAGCAGTGTGGGGCACAGCTACTATTATGAAGGTGACATCTACTTCTTGGATAATTGCTGGAAATGGCGTGACTTAATTACGGCGGCTAAATGAAAATTGTTAGTTTGTTTCCAAAGGCAGTTGGCTCATTTCATATAGGGCGAGACTTAACCAAAGATGAAATGCAATTCATCAAAGGGCAACCTACTCGGTCTAACATGGGTAACACCACGTCTATGGACAATTACATTCTTAAAGCTGAAAAACTAAAGGCCATCAATGATTTTATTGAAGCAAGTGTTCATGAATACTTCATGGCTGTTTATGCACCCAAGGATGATGTAACACTACGGATCACTCAAAGCTGGTTTAATTACACTGAGCCAGGACAGTTTCACCATAAACACGCTCATCCAAACTCTTTTATTTCTGGTGTCTTTTATCCGCAGGCCAACAGAGAGACCGACAAGATTTACTTTTACAAAGATAATTACGAGCAGATCAAAGTACCTACTCAAGATTGGAATATGTGGAATAGTGAGTCATGGTGGTTGGAAGCTGAGCAAGGTGGGTTGTATGTATTTCCGTCCGGTTTAGTACACATGGTTGAGACCGTGAAAGGAACGCAAACCAGGATTAGCCTGTCGTTTAATACTTTTCCAGTTGGTAAGATCGGCATACAAGAAGATCTTTCGCAGCTGTTACTTTGATAGGGGTTTTAAATGGCGCATTTTGCACAACTTGACGAGAATAACGTCGTAATCCAAGTTATCGTAGCGGGTGACGAGTACACCAAAGACGAAAATGGGGTAGAAGACGGAAGAATTGGCGAAGCCTTTTACTCAAACTTGATCGGTGGCGTTTGGAAACAAACTAGTTATAACGGAAATTTTCGTAGACGTTTTGCTGGTGTTGGTTATACATACAATGCAGAGCTTGACGCATTTATTCCACCGAAGCCGTATGAAAGTTGGGTTTTAAATACTGAAAAAGCCGATTGGGAGGCGCCCATCCCCAAACCTGCGGATGAATGGGTAGAGACCATCCCAGGAGAAGCGCCTATTTTTTATATACATTTGTGGGACGAAGATAACATTCGTTGGGTAAGAAAGCCCTATACATCAGGTACTGAACCGGAGTAAATCATGGCCTCAACGTATTCAGATTTAAAACTTGAACTAATCGGTACTGGTGAGCAGGCTGGATCGTGGGGTAACACGACTAACACCAACCTTGGCACTGCGATAGAAGAAGCGATTGTTGGTTCGGCGGATGTAGCATTTTCTAGTGCTGACGTCACCCTGACGCTGACCAACACCAATGCGTCTCAGACTGCACGCCATATCCGTCTTAACCTGACAGGTACTTCTGGTGGCGCAAGGAATTTAATCCTTGGTTCTGGGTGCCAGATCGACAAGCCCTACATTATCAACAACGGCCTGGCTGATGCTGTTACGGTAAAAAATACGACTGGTACCGGTGTTGCAGTTCCGGCTGGGAAATCTATGTGGGTCTTCAACAATGGCACCAACGTTGTTGAGGTCATGACTCATGCTAATTCATTAAGTATCACTAGCCTAACTCTTACATCCCCCCTTGCTGTTGCCTCGGGTGGTACGGGTGTGACGACATCAACAGGTAGTGGCGCAGTAGTTCTTGCTACTTCTCCTACGCTAGTAACACCGGCAATTGGTACCCCAACTGCTGGGGTGTTGAGTTCATGCACGGTTGATGGAACCGACGCAGTTGGGTATAGAAACATCCCACAAAACTCACAGTCTACAAGCTACACACTTGTGCTTGCTGATGCAGGTAAACACATCTTTCATCCTTCATCAGACAATACTGCAAGAACATATACGATCCCTGCTAACGGCAGCGTGGCTTATCCAATCGGAACAGCAATCACGTTTGTAAATATGTCGGCAGCAAATCTTACTATTTCAATTACGTCAGATACGTTGACTTGGTCTCCTTCTGGATTATCAGGCTCAAGGACATTGGCGGCTAATGGTTCAGCCACCTGTTTAAAAATTACATCAACTCAGTGGTTAATCTCTGGGAGTGGTTTGTCATGAGTGGTGCGCTACAGGCAGCTTTTGCAAACCTTAGGACTTTTGGGGCGCAGCCCATTATTACTGAAGTCATTGTGATTGCTGGAGGTGGTGCGGGTGGCGCTTCAAGAGGCGGAGGAGGCGGTGCTGGTGGTTATAGATCCGCTACTGAGGTCCCATTTTCATTTGCTACAAACTACAGCATCGTAATTGGAGCTGGTGGCGCAGGCGATACTGGCTATCGGACCACAGGTACAAACGGCAGTAATTCAACGTTCGGTGCAATTACATCTGCTGGGGGTGGCGGTGGTGGTGCTGGCGGAGCAACGACGGGTTTAAATGGTGGATCAGGTGGCGGCGCCGGTAATGAAGACGGATTTGGAGGTAGCGGGGGTTTAGGTAATACACCAAGCACTGTTCCTTCTCAAGGTAACAATGGTGGTGCCGGTGCTACATATTCTGGCGGTGCAGTTAATGATACAGGCCAAGGTGGTGGCGGTGGTGGAGCAGGCGCTGTTGGAGCAGCCGGAACTCGTCCCCGCGCAGGTAATGGTGGTGACGGCATAGCCTCATCAATTACAGGAACCTCTGTGTATCGTGCTGGTGGCGGAGGCGGTGGATCGTTTGCCACGGGACAGGGTGGAACGGGAGGTTTAGGCGGTGGAGGTAACGGCGCCAGGACTATCAATAACGCAGACGGCGGTACTGGAACTGTAAACACCGGCGGCGGTGGAGGTGGTGGCGGGTACGTTGTGGGGGATGAAGAGCAAAACAAAAGGGGCGGTAATGGTGGCTCCGGTATCGTCATCATTAGATACCCTGATACTTTCACCATTACTAATCCTGGAGGAGGTCTTACGTTTTCGACCACTACACCAGAGGCTGGGATAAAAGTCACAAGCTTTACTGCTGGTGCAGGCAATATTCAATTCGCATAAAGTTAAAGGGGTATAACATGAGCGGCGCCACGCAAGCGGTGGTTATGAACTTTAGGCAATTTAGACCGCCATTGAGTGTCACTTTCCTCGTTGTTGGAGGAGGTGCGGGTGGTGGTGATGGGCGAGGCGGTGGTGGTGGCGCTGGCGGCTTTAGAACATCTACTTTTCTAGCAGCGCTCGGGACAAATTACACAGTTACCGTAGGTGGGGGCGGTGCTGGAGCCACTAATACAGGTGCTAAAGGCACTAGTGGTGGAACATCTACGTTTCACAATACTACTTCGGCTGGTGGTGGCGGAGGTGGATCTGGATCTAGTATTGCTGGTGTAGCTGGCGCTTCTGGTGGAGGAGCGGGAAATGACGCAGGTAACGGTCCCGGTCCCGGCGGTGCAGGAAATACCCCAGTAACTTCACCGTCTCAAGGTAACAATGGGGGTAATGGAGCTAACTACTCTACTGGCGATCCAATTGGTGACGCTGGCGGTGGCGGTGGCGCCGGTGCAGTGGGAGGTAACGCTGTACGAAACGTAGGTGGTGTAGGCGGTGCCGGGTCTTCATCCAACATTACAGGCTCTTCTGTAACTTACGCTGGCGGTGGCGGTGGCGGGTCAAGATTTAGTGGAAACGTTGGTGGTGCTGGCGGCGGCGGTAATGGCAATGGTGGTGTAGCTAATTCCGCACCAAAAGCAGGAAACGGAACTGTAAACACCGGCGGCGGGGGTGGTGGCGGCGGCGCCTATCCTGAAAACGGTAACTATAACGACGGTGGTAATGGTGGCTCTGGTATTGTGATCGTTAGGTACCCTCAAGAGTACGCAATTGCTAACCCTGGAGGAGGATTGACTTTTTCAACTACTACATCTGGGTCAGACAAAGTAACAAGTTTTACCGCCGGTTCTGGCAGCGTGCAATTCACATAAGAATGGAAAATGGATCCAATTACACTTCTTGCTACGGCGAGTGCAATTTGGTCTGGGATCAAGAAGGCTTCGGAGTTTGCTGCCGAAGCCGAAGGTGTTTGGTCCCAGCTATCTAAATACTGTGGGGTTGCCGATCAGCTAGAGCAGTGCATCCAGAAGGAAAAGAACAAGCCCAAGAAGGCCAAACTTTTCCAAAAGCTTGACTTCTCCAACGACACTCAGGAGGCATTTAATGCTTTTGAGGCGGAGCATAAGCTTATGCAAATGGAAAAGGACATCCGCCACGAGTTCCTCTACGGTGCTTTCTGCAATCTGGAAGGTGGCTTTGGTGGGATGGATGGCTACGCCAAGTTCTGCAACATGCGCCGTAAGATCCGGGCCGACCGGATCAAGATGCTTCAAGACCAGCAGGCTGCTGAGAAAGCCTTCTGGGACAACCTACTACTGTGGATTGGTGGCATCACCATCCTGGGCATTGGTGGCATGGTGATCTACGCTGCCGTCATGGCGATTATCAACAGGGGCTTGTGATGGTTTACATGTACGCCCTGTTTATCTGGATTGGTGCGGATCACATGATTCTCCAGTCTTTCGAGACCATGCAGGAATGCGAGATCCACAAAGCCGAGATTCACAAGAAGACTGGCGCTCTCGGGCGCTGTTTATGGATGGAGCCACAACGTGTTTAAAGAACTTACCACTGAAGAAATTGAAGTCCGTGTCTGGGCCACCATCGTTCTGGTGCTGGCTGGGATTCTCCTGATCTCCGTCATTTGCATTCTGCTTGCGGTGATGTTTGTGGAGCAGGACATGGAGAAAATTGCTCCAATTGACGAAGCCTTCCTGGGAATCATGAAGGACATTATGTTGTTGTGTATTGGAGCCGTTGGCGGAATCGTGGGTCGTAAAGGTGCCTACTCAGCCATTAACGCTATGAAGGAGAAAGACTAATGTTGCCACTCGGAGCAATTCTGTCCATCGGGGAGAAAGTCCTCGATAAAGTCATGCCGGACCCCAACGCCAAGGCTGAAGCCCAGGCCAAACTTATGGAGATGGCGCAGCGTGGTGAACTGGCTCAGTTGGAGTCCCATGTCAAAGAGATGCAGTCTGCCCGTGATCGGGAGATTCAGATTGCCACTAGCAGCGCAGCGCCTATGCTCAACAAGATTGTTACCCCGGTGCTGGCCTTGGGTACGGTGGTGCTGACCTTTATCTTGTTCGGCATCATCATTTTTGTGGATGTGGACGGCGATTCTAAGGACATTCTGATCTACATTCTGGGTGCGCTGACTTCATCCGTGACGATGATTCTTGGCTACTACTTCGGCTCCTCGGCTGGGTCCAAGGAGAAATCCCAACAACTCGATGAGATTCTGGACAAGAAATGAACCTGACCAAAAACTTTACCCTGGCTGAAATGACCAAGTCTGAGACCGCACTGCGTCATGGACTGGAGAACAACCCCGGAGAGCAGGAGCTTGCTGCACTGCAACTATTGGCTGAGAAGGTACTCCAGCCTGTGCGTGATCACTACGGCAAGGGCGTTAAGGTGAACTCTGCCTACCGGCACCCAGACGTTAATGCCAAGGTTGGGGGGAGTCGTAACTCGGATCACACCCGTGGACAGGCAGCAGATATTGAGATTCCTGGCGTAGCAAACGCCGAACTAGCTGAGTGGATTCGGGATAACCTTGAGTTCCGCCAACTGATCCTTGAGTTTTATACCCCCGGTATTCCTGATTCGGGCTGGGTGCACGTGAGTTATGTGGCTGAAGACAATAAGAAAGAGGTGCTGACAGCCACCCGGAAAGATGGTAAAACTGTGTATCTACAAGGACTGGTTGCCTAGCCATGCCGTTTACCAAGCTCAAGTTTCGACCTGGAATAGTCAGAGACACGACCAACTATGCTAACGAGGGTGGTTGGTATGAGTGCGACAAAATTCGTTTCTTTTCCGGTTATCCGCAGAAAATTGGCGGTTGGGTTGAATCCACGTCGGAGCGGTTTGTTGGCACTTGTCGACAAATGTGGAATTGGATTACTTCTTATACTGATAACTTTTTAGCTCTTGGTACAAATGAAAAAGTTTATATCGAGGTTGGTGGGTATTTTTACGACATAACTCCGATTCGAGATACTTTCACTAGTCCAGACACTGATGATTGTATTGAAACTACAAATACATCAAACATAATCACTGTAAATGTGAT